GAAAAAGGTGGTAAGACATGAGAGAAAATGAACAGAAATCCGGCTCCATTGCGGACAAGAAAAATAAGATCAGGGAACGATATAAAGGGGTCAGCATTGATGAGCTTGATGTAATTCCGGCACTTCCACAGGAAGATATATTCGCTGTTGAAAACGAACAGCGGGTAGCCGTCTATGCAAGGGTATCCACTGACGATCCAAGACAGACATCTTCTTATGAGTTACAGAAAAACCATTACCACGATGTCATCAGCAAAAGTCCAAACTGGAAACTTGTACAGATCTATGCGGATGAAGGCATATCCGGTACTTCCCTGCAGCACCGTGATCAGTTCAAGCAGATGATTGAAGACTGCAAAAAAGGAGAAATCGATCTTATCGTTACTAAGAGCGTGTCCCGTTTCGCCAGGAATGTTGTAGACTGCATTGGATATGTCCGTGAACTGCTGGCTCTCCCACATCCGGTCGGTGTCTTTTTCGAGACAGAGCGATTGAATACCTTTGATCCGAAAAGCGAAATGGTCCTCTCCTTCATGGCCACCCTTGCACAGGAGGAAAGCCATACCAAGAGTGAAATCATGAATGCTTCCATTGAGATGCGATTCCGAAGGGGAATATTCCTCACTCCCGCTCTTCTCGGCTACGACCACGATGAAGACGGGAATCTTGTAATAAATGAAGGGGAAGCAAAAATCGTGCGTCTGATATTTATGATGTACTTAAACGGCTGCACCTGTCAGGAAATCGCTGATACCCTGACGGAACTGGGTTGTGAAACTAAAAAAGGAAATACTGTATGGTCTCCTGGTTCAATCCTTCAGATATTGCAGAATGAACGACACTGCGGTGATGTTCTTGCCCGAAAGACTTATACTCCAAATTACCTGAATCACAAATCAAAAAAGAACATGCAGAACCGCCCACAATACAGGAAACGTAATCACCATGAAGCAATTGTGTCCCGTGACGATTTCATTGCCGTACAACGGCTCATCAGCAATGCCAAGTATGGAAATAAGGGAATACTGCCGGAGTTAAAGGTCCTGCCAGATGGAGTATTGAAAGGCTTTGTATCCATTAATCCACGATGGGCCGGCTTTAAAGAGGATGATTATATCAATGCTTCCCTAAGTGTATATGACGGTACAGAACAGTTTCTCCCACCCTCGTCACCCGTGAAAGTGCAGTCTGGGGACTTTGACCTGCGTGGTTATGAAATTGCACGCTCACAGTTTTTTGACAGCACTGATCGCATTATCGTGACATTCAGTCTGAATGATATTAAATTTTCAACCACTGCCGTTAGAAAACTGAACAGCACACTGGTAGAACTTCTGATCCATCCGAACAAACATCTCTTTGCCGTAAGGATCGTCCCACAAACGCACCGAAACGCCATGCAGTGGGCAAAAAAGCGAGGGAATATTTCTACCCCAAGGGCAATCAGCGGTACAGCTTTTATGCCTACCATCTATGCACTTCTCGGTTGGAACGCAGACTGCAGATACCGCATAACAGGAATCAAGCGTGGAAACGGATCGGATGCTGTCCTTATCTTCAATCTGGAAGAAACTGAAATTTTTATTCCAAATGATGTGATCGATGAACAGCAGCTACCAGATGCACCAACGGACGTAAAACCATTTACTGACAATCTCAAAAAAAATGTCCGTGCCTATCCGCCTGACTGGGCTGACACTTTCGGCAGCAACTACTACTGCCATGCACAGGCACAGGAATTTGCCAGATTCAATGACCAGAACATCCTTTCCAACGAAGCAGTTGCATACAAAGATTCAGACATACAGGTGACCAGTCCTGATGAAGTAGAAAAAAGCATAGAACAACTCATGTCTGACATGAAGGAGAACCGTAATGAATGAACAGCCAAACAATGAAACCTTAATCCAGTCCTCTTCAAGGGACTTACAGATCATCGAGGACGATGCCTTCAGCTATGAGGGTTATCAGGTAGTGCGTGGAGAATTCTTCGCCCACACCTATGAACCATCCTTTACATTTAATGCCAACAAAGTATCCGTAAATACTGCATGCATCAAAAAGCTGCCTAAGACAGATTTTGTACAGATCCTTGTGAACCCAGATGAAAAGAAACTTGCCGTCCGCCCATGCCAGGAAGATGAAAAAGACTCCTTCCGATGGTGCTCTGCTACAAAGAAGCGTTCCCCAAGGCAGATCACATGCCGGATCTTTTTTGCCAAGGTAATAACCTTGATGGGATGGAATTCCAGTTACCGTTATAAACTGCTCGGCAAACTGATACGGTCTGATAATGAACTCTTATTCGTCTTTGACCTTACCACGCCCGAAATATATGTGCGTACAGCAAAAGACGATGGAAAGATAAAGACATCCCGGACACCTACATATCCAGCGGAATGGCAGAACCAATTCGGTGTGCCGATTGAGGAACACCAGAGCAACTTACAGATCAATATGTTTGACGGCTATGCTGTCTTTGGAATTTCAGAGAACACACCGCCAGAAGAACCCAAAAATCCAGCCGAACCACAAAAGGAGGAAACACACTATGAACAATCATCCCTCTTCACAGCCAATCCTATGCATTGACTTAAAGAAAAACCGCATCCGAATACACAAACATACTCTTCATATGCTCGGTGATCCAGAATATATCCAGCTTCTGGTAAATCCCGACACCCATATGATTGCCGTCAGGAAAAGCGTCCGTCAGGATTACCTTGCCCACCATGTCAGGGCATGCTATTCCGACATTCGAAACAGTTACGAATTATACAGCCGTGAACTGCTCCAGACTTTAAAACAGACCAATGCGGAACTTTCCAATAACAAATCCTACCGCATCTATGGTGCAATAAATAAAAAAGAAGGACTGGCAAGCTTTTCCATGCAGGAATGTATCCTCGTGGATGAATCTGTCAGAATAGGTGAAATCGTATGAGTAATCATCAGATTCCAGATTTTGAAACCGATGCTGAATTTCTGCAGCTCATCCAGCCAAGAGTAGAAAAATATATAGAAGATCTCGAAGAAGATATCTTCGATCATGGCTGTGATGAAGCTATATGTGTCTGGGGAAACATCCTCATCGATGGACATCTCCGTTATTCCATCTGCCGGAAGTGGGATATCCACTTCAATATACGCAGACTCTTCTTCCAGAGCCGTGACGAAGCGGAAGCCTACATATGTACAGAGCAGCTTAAACGGAAGGACCTCACAAGCGAATACAAAAAATATCTTATTGGCAGGCGCTTCCGGGCAGACATGAATATTGCCAGTGCTGATTTTCTGAAAAATCATCCTGAGAAACAGCTCAACGCAGACGGACAGATATCCCAGAAGTATGTACAGAAAACGGAGATTGCAACCATTATCGGAAAAGAATATAACTTCGGCTTTTCCACTGTTACAAAATACGATGTGTACGCAAGAGCACTCGATGAACTCCGCATAAAAGGACCGGAAATAACATCCAGAATATTAAACGGCAGTCTCCGTGTATCCCATGAAAATGTCATAGAGCTGTCAAGGCTTCCCATCGAAGATATCAATGGACTTAAAAGACTGCTCAACAGCGGTTCGATCGACCGCATCGGCTACTCGCAGTTACGGCATGAACTGCGATGGCAGCGGCTTCCTACAGGAAAACCGGATTCCCGAAGGCGCAGACGTGAAAGGGAAAGTGCCGAGGCTGGCATCAAACAGATGCCCGTCATTGACCCAGATGCAGAACTGGCAAGCCTTAAATTTACCATTCCTTCATGGTCCAAAACCATATCAAGGACAATGGAACTTACGGATTTTCCTTCCACATCCGCTTCTGCCCGGCAAGAAGTCAGGACACAGATCATAAACCTTACACGAAAAATAAACAGACTGCTGACGCAGTTGGAGGAGGATTAAAATGACAGATGACCAAGCAATATCGGAACAAACTGATCTCATGCAGTATGTTCCAAAAGTACACTTTGAGCAGATTCCCATCAGGAATCTTGTATCCAACCAGGAATATCAGAGAAATCTTTCACAGAATCATGTCCAGCGTGCCGCTGCGAACTTCGATCTGTACCAGATAAATCCCGTAAAAGTCAGCCGCCGTAACGGCATCAACTATGTCTTTAACGGGCAGCACACCATTGAAATCGTAGCACTCGTCTCCGGTTCAAGAGAGACTCCTGTATGGTGCATGGTCTATGATGACCTCGTTTACGAACACGAAGCCGATATTTTTGCTAATCAGATGAAATATGTAAAGCCCCTGCTTCCCTATGAAATATTCATGGCAAACATTGAGGCTGGGAATGATAAACAGCTTATCATCCGTGATCTAGTAGAATCTTATGACCTTTCCATCACCTCTTCTTCTGTTCCTGGCGGTATCTGTGCCGTTGCTACCCTTGAGACCATCCACGACAAATACGGCTATCACATGCTCGATCATGTGATCCGCCTGATTGTCGCAACATGGGAAGGTGCTGCCCAGTCCTTCAGTGCAAACATGATGAATGGACTAGCACGTTTTCTGAATGCCTATGGCGATGCGGTCAAAGATGATATTTTCAAAGAAAAACTGGGAAGAATATCCATCAAGGAATTGGCACGTACTGCCAAGGACAGGCGTTCCGGCTCTCTTGGATTTGCAGAGGCAATCCTTATCGGATATAACAAAAAATGCC